AACGCATACCGGTTCCGGGTTTACATGACCAAGGATGGATACAGGGTGATGGGAGCCAACAAGATGGTTGTGGTGAATTCATTCAGCGATGTTCTGATTTACATCAAGTCTCACGGCTGATAGTTAGGGGCTGGCAATAATGCCAGCCCTTAACTATTACCTCATTATTAACTAGATATTCGTTTAATTATCGCAGTGATCCAGTTAACACCATTTCGACTTGACCGTCAGGTAATGTTGGCGCATTATTAATACATGAACGGGGCGGGACGGACCCGCTGGGAATGAAAGGAACTGAGATGGATAACTACGGATCGGAACTGGTCGGCAAGGGGGCCTTGCGGTTCTACGAGGAGGCGGGCGTCAGTATTCGTGTGACTAGCCTGACGGGACGTAGGGGCATCCTGTCTTACGGCGGCGAGGAAGTGTATGTGCGTCGCCTAGGGGCGCGGAGTTGGGAGGTTCGATCGGAGGGTCGGACATATTCGTTTGGTTCGCAGTGGGAACTACTTGCTTGGATTGGAGACAGGCTGTGAAAATTAATCCGATTAAGATTGAAGGCAATCGTTGGTATTATTCGGATGATGTTTACATTAACATCTGTGCTGGATACTACGAATTGAAGGGAAGACACGGACACATTCGTTCATTCAATAATATTTATGACGCAATAAATGGTGCACTATTTCAGGTTAGGTCCTCATCGTGAGTTACGTGCTTATTGGCGAGAATCAGGAAGATCGGGAATTAACTAAAGGGGAATATGAATATTTGTTAGACGAATTGGTTCAATACAGATTGGCTAAATACTTTAGAGAATTAGTTCGATGAAACGCAGGACACATCACGGTAATGGTGACGACTATGTCATTCTCACTAATTGGAAAGTTTCTAATTTTCTTGCAGACCGCTTAATTAAGGGCTGGAATGTTCGTTATTATCCTGACACTAAGCGCCTTCATTATTGGAAAGGTGATAAGTACCGAATCGTAGACATTAGTGTAATTGCAAATACAAAGACGGGACTGGAATATGACTAAGGGAATTACGCTTACTCGTAACGGGTATGGGAACTGGTTTATCAAGAACACGGGTTACAATGAAACGCCTGAAAAGTCTGCAGCGTTGGTTAGGAGTCTGTGCTGTGCCGAGAATATTGTTGAAGCCTCCGACGACGAATAATGTAAAACGCGTTTTGCGCCATTGGGGTATGCGTGAGTGTTATACGCCCGGAGGCTGTAATATTGTGTATTGTGGATATACAGCATTTCGTTTGATTAATGACTATTGTATGGAAGTGTGGAATCCTTTCGAGACACAGAGTGGCGTCATTAATTATTACGAGTCACTAGAGGAAAGAAACCTAGCCCTTTATGTGATGGGTTTGGAAAGTATGGGAGTTATTTAATGTATCATCTTAGGGAGTTCGCTGAAAGTCTTAATCTGCCCGATCAATTGCCGGGCTGCGACATTGCAGTTCGCTGTGATCGAATTCTAATTGACGCTCCTGATTTTCGACTCGATCTTTATGGTTGGCCTGATAACCGTGTGGTGTTTGCGAATAAGGTGACTGGGCAGAACACCATTAAGCGATTTGGTCACAACGGGAGAGATAAGTGCCGTGAGTTTTATCTAAACTGTCTCGAGTCAATTGGAGTGGATTTGACAGTAGTTGAGTGAGGATATAGTTAACCCCCGGAAGTGGTTGGTTCCTTCCGGGGGTTAACTGTTTATTATGGGCGTTCTGCGGTGCGGGCTAGTCGCTCCCAGGCGGCCCAGGTTTCTGGTCCCCATATGCCGTCGACGGTGACGTCGAGTGCGGCCTGTAGAGATTCGATGACGCGGTCATGTGCTGCTTCGCTGGCGTCGCCCCAGATACCGTCGGGCTCTGTGCCGATGACGCTCTGGGTGTATGCGACGCCCCAGGGGAACTCTCGTCCGCCCCAGTTGCTGGCCTTGATTACTGCGCACATTCGCTTTTCGGTGTCAGTCCCGAGAATGTTGTCTTGTACGGCGCCGAGAATTCGCTGAATGTCTCGAATGTCGCCGCCAGTGGAAATGGCGGAGTTGTCGTCGACTACACGAATGCCGTAACGGGCCTCATCCATATGGCGCTCGCGGCGCGCAACGACTCCACCATTATCCTGGGGACCGCCAATGCCCCATGTAGTGTTTCCGTCAATGCTGTAGAAGACACCGGCGGAGTTGGGGGGCTGTTCCACAATGCCAATGTGCTGCGCAATTCCCTCACCGTCGAAATCGAATGTGATGAGATCGCCTGGCCGCACGTCCCATTTGTCGATGAGCACGCCGCGCTCGCGGGCCTGCGCTTCACGTCCGGGGACGTAGGCGCTTAGCCAGTTAATGCCTACCTTAGCGAGGATGTAACTTACGAACATGTCGCAGTAGGGTACGCCGGACACACCGAAACTGGGTGAGCCGGTGACCTGTGCGTACCAGCGCCCATACTTGGTTCCACTTCCCTTGTCGGCCCATCGGGAGTATCCGATTTCCTCCTGGGCTGCGGAGATGATTTGTGCTCGGGTGGCCATTAGGACGCCTTTCCTCGCGGCGTGTTAGATGCTGCGACGCCGAAGAATGCGGCGAAGAGGAAGTTAAGGGCGCTAATCTTGTCGCCGTCAAGAATGCCCCAAACTCCGAGACAGACAAGGACACCAACGCATACGGTGTAAATCCACATACGGTATGCGTCGGGAATGAAGGGGGGCTTGGGGGACTCGTGCTCACCCATTGTTTTTCTCCTTGAGGTAGGAAATGATTTCTTTGAGTTGACGGTTTTGCGCGTCTACGCTTGAGCCGCCGTGATTTGGCTTTACGTGATATTGAACGTCTTTGAGTTTGTCTTCAATATCTTCAAGCCGGTCTAGTACGCTGGGCATTCCATCTTTCCCGTCCCACGCATTCAGCATAGTGGATAAGTGATCCATGAATAGCGTTGCTCGGTAGATGAAACGCCCCGCAATTGTGATTAGTGAAATGACGCCGAGAATTAGGGCAACGTCAATCGTGGTGGGATTAATGTGTATCATCGGACAAAGATTTCAGCGAACATGTTTCTGGTCTCGGGAGAGTCGGAGAAAAGGCGCCCCTTTCGGTATGTGCTGCGCATGATGCTAAGCACCTTGTCTCCGTACATGAGTAGTCGCTCCCCCTCTCGCAGGTCTGAGACCTTATAGGCCCATCTTACCCTATCCCCGCGGGGCTGGCGGCGCTGAGCGAACCATGTGCCGCCGTCGATCCAGATGGAGACCTCGCCGTCGGGACAGCGGAGGGAGAACGCGTATTTGGCTTTTCCGGTCTTTTTCATGACAAAGTCGTCATAGTTGTCTGCGAATTTGTTGGAGATGGAGTAGTCGGCATAGTCCTCGGCGTAGTTCGTGATGAACGAACCGAAGCGGGTGTGTGCCACTTCGGACTGGAATTGTTCGCTGTTGACGAAATCGGTGACAATGAATCCGTCAGCGTGACGGCTAATTCCTTCCTTCGGTTCAATGTGAAACCTAATGAAGTAGGGGTTCATAATGCTTACCGCGTTGGAAAGCATGAGACAACGCACCCGGTCTTGATAGCGGTCTACTGTGGAATAGAAGTCCATGAAGACTTTCGCTTCATCGGGGAGGTACCTCAGCGACCCTTTATCAATAATGAATTCATCGAAGATAATGGTGTAGACATTTGGGTACGCAATCGACTTATTCGCTTGCGCAGTGGAAAGGGGAATGAAATATCCAATGGTCTCCCATTTCTTTCCCACCTTACGCTGCGCATACTGTCCTTCTACGCGGAATTCCTCATCAGGAAATTCATGCTGAATGTCAGCAAAGAAACTGTTACGTCCCTTGAGTTCAGTCTTGTAGCGCCGAAGGTAAATGAATTGCTGTCCCTTGTTGATCGCGTTCTTGATAACAATTTTCTTGGCGCCGTAGGTCTTACCAAGACCACGGGCGCCCATAACCATGTTAAACACGCCCGCATACGAGAGCACATTAGAGAAACTATAGTAGGAAAATTTCTTTTTCATTCGTGACGCCTTACCGTCCACCAGCGAGTGCCAGCGAGAACATCAATAGACTTAGTTACTGGACCATAATGGGGATTGCCGCCGTGTCCAACAAGGGTGTTCGAGTCTACCACCATTTCAACGTGGTCAGTTTCCGGATAGTAACTACCCGTCGACTTCCAGGCCATGACAATCATGTCCCCCGGCCGCAACTGGGCCCGCTCAGCGGCCGTCATGGCTCCACCACGGCGCGGAAATGGCTCGGCCCCGCGGAAGTATTGATCGCCCGTCCAAGTGCCAACAAAAGTATTAGAAGTTGCTTTATAGGCTGCATACATTAAACCACTGCAATCCGTAATACCAGAATTGTCAGGGTCTTGGCGGCCAGGACATTGACAATAAGCAAATTTACCCAATCGGGCCATGACCCATGCGAGTGCCGCTGCGCCCTTGCCGGAGCCGCCGGGCGCGGGAGTTCCGCCGCCCCCACCTCCCCCACCAGCGTTGGCGGCAGGATTTTGACCGACAATTGTTTGCTGAATGTCTTTGAGGTTTACTTCCCACAGATTATGACCTCGGGAATACATTTGATAGTTGCCGAACTTTGAACGAAGCGTAAGAATGCCACTGTCGTCGGCACTAATAATCAGTTTCCCGCCAGACACGTTGACCGTCTGAGTGTTGTCGCCAACACTCCCACCATTACCGGGTGTATTTCCTGAAATACCCCCCTCGCCAACTCCGCTAGTGTCTTTTCCGGCAATAATATTCTTAGCCTGGGTGTAACGGTTAGAATAGCGGCCGAGTACTCCGTTAGACATAATGTCGGAATACATTTCCTCAAGACCACCACCAGAGTAGTTACTGGCCGCTTGAAGGGCGTAGCGAGGACCCTGATGGTATGCGACACACCAGAGAATAAATGCGTCCGTATCGGTCTCGGGATTGATCCCATATTGCTTAGCAACAGTGAAATAGTTCTCAAGGTCCTTGACAATCTGGTCACCCTGAATATCCTTGCCAGCATTAAGCAACGGCTTAAGACTATCCCCCACAGCGCGCGAGAGATAGTAGGTGTTCCACGACGAATCGGACTCAGGCACAGACTCGAGCCGAGATCTAAACCCCGCGTCCACTCGTCCATACTCGGCCGCGTGAGCGCCACGCATGCGGTTAAGAATCGCCGCAGCGCGAGTACATACCACTGAGCAATTCCGACGGTAATCGGATCGTTGTAGTTGATCGCCGAATAGTCCATAGACGACTCAACCTGACCAATAGCCTTAATCGCAACTCTCTTGGCTGTTGCGTCCCATGCCATAGTTCCTCCAACAGAAATAGCCTGCCCCAATTCTATCGGGGCAGGCTACTCCTGTCTACTCACCAGATTTTGTAGGTCATGTTTACCTGATAGGTCTGATTTGCTGAGAGAATATCTCCTGCGTAAATTCCTCCTGTCTTGGCAACATATAGGTATTTATATGTCCTGTCGTTTCCAATAATGGTTGACATGACGCCATCGTACGGGCGCGCCCACCCAGGAATACTCATTAGTCGACCATCGTATCCAACATTATTTGTGCCAACCTTGAATGTTCCTTGAATATAAACCCAGTCCCTATCGCGTTCGCATGTGAGATAGTTATAGTCCTTTGCCACAGTACCGTCAGACAGCGTGTGCAGAGCCATCGCCGGAGGGTTGAACCACGACGACCCACCCTTGAGCCACACCTGAAAGAGTTCCTTGACGTGTGTGTACCCCGAGGCAGTCATGTGCACATTATCGGGCCCCTGGTCCCAGGACTTGGCTTGCTCGTCTCCCCAGTGCACCCAACCACGAGAGCCCTCGCAGACGACGGCGCCGTAGGGCTTGCCCGCATTGACGACCTCGAATGTTCGGGAAACACATGAGCGCGCCATCTGCACATACTCATTCAGCGAGGACTCGTTAAAGATAACCGGGAGCACTCGAATGTCTGCGTTAGGGAAGTACTGGCGAGCAAGCCTGAAAAAGGTTGTCGCCTTGACTGCCACAGAATTCTGCGCTCGAATATCGTTCAGTAGATCAATCACGAATAGGTACTTAGTTCTGCGGCGCTTATCCTCAGACATTCCTTGCTTGGCATTATCCAACTGTGTCAGGAAATTATTGTCAGACGTCGAAGTAAACCCGCCGCCACCAATTGCGTACACATTAGGGTTAAGCCCCAACTCACGACACAGAGTCTCAGTCCAGCGGCTTGCTTCAATCGTGGCATTAGACGAACCAATGACTACCCCCTCAGTGAGTTTAGGGTCCTCGAGGAAGATATCGTTAGCCTCAGTCTTCGTGTAGTAGGCAGGGAAACGATTGTCGAAGTCTCTGCGCTGTTGATCCAACTTCCCCTGAATGTCTGCCTGAAACTGCGTGTTCTGGGCCTTGAGCGCGTCTCCCCACGCCTTGGTCGTGAGCGTAACCCGCTTACCGGCAGGCGACTTAAGTGGTGCTTCAATGTAGTTGCCGTCAACTTCGCGGAATTCAGCGTCGATAAGTCGTCGCTTGAAGTCCTCGATTAGTGACTCGAGCGCAGTTTTCTTTGCGTCAAGTTCCTTATTCCAACCTGAATGTGTCTTCTCAACCTCAGTAATGAACTTGGTGACTGTCTCATTCAGTTTGGCGATAATCTTGTCCTGTTCCTCACCAAAGGAATTCGTGAACGTAATAACGTCAATAACGCTAGAGCGAATTCGCTCAAGCACATCAATATACGTCAGCCCGTCCCGATAAGTGAATGGGGTAATGTTGTTCACCGATCGCGACTGGACGCGCCACAGTGCCTGGTCAATTGACCCAATAATGTCGTCACCAGTAGCCATAATATCCTCCAAATCCTAGGCCGTAGGTAAAACCGTTAACTAGTCCTCCGGGAGTGTGGGGCATATCCGTGTCCCACAGCCCCATAAAAAGTTCACTCAGTTCTGCAATAACTAGGTCATCCACATTAAGTAGTGTCCCACGATAATCGGCGATAGCCCGAGCCTTGGAGCCCGAATAGCCCCACGACTCCGACCGCTGATTGTTGTTGTAGTTGCTGGTCGAAGACGACGTGCTATCCGACTCATTACGAGACGTGGTGTCACCTGACGTGCTCGCATCGCTGATACTCGTAGCATAGTCCCCATCACCCGCAAGCCGAGTCTGAGGAGTGTCTGAACCCACGGTGCGTCCCTTGGACTTATTGGTACCACTACCACTACCAGTCTGATGGTTGATCCCAGAATTCTGGGACGTACCGTCCTGGCCGGTCCTGCTGTAATGGCGATTCCCTTCAAGCGGGTCCGTGTTTTGCAGTTCAGCCAGATACATTCGATTATACCGAGGCATAATCAGTTCCATCTTAAGGCTTAGCCGCCAAATGAATATATCAATTGTCTCGTGAGCGATTTCTTGAAGCCAGTAAGTCTTCTTAATTCGATCGTTCAGAGTCTTTCGATATGATTCGTCGAAAATCGGGTAGTCGTCAAGCCCAATATGGTCGTTGGTTAACTTAACAACGTCACGAAGCATTATCGTTGTTACCGACATTGTCACCCCCATAGGTTGTCAAATTTGAACTAGCAAGATAGTCGTTAAGGTTTGGTGCTGCATTGTCGTCTACAGCCCAATAACATGACACGTTAAGACCAAACATCTCATTGATTTGTTCACACGCCAACTCGCGCGGCTTCATAAACGACTCACGAGACGCGAGCACCTGACCAGAATTAGCGGCCGCTTCCTCGACTACCATGCGCTCACGCTTTTCAGAATTCACATTCATAATTCCAAGCATTGTAAGTGCCTCACCCCAAATCTTGGACTTAGACTCCATATGCTTGATCGAGGAAACAGCACCCGCACCAGCATTCTGGTTAAGGGGAAACACGCCAATCGTGTTGGCAAGATTATCCATACTCATATTCTCAGTGCCCCACACAACGGGCTCACCATCGTAAATCTTAGAGATGAGATTCTGGATGGTAAGGCGCTGGTCCTGCGAACACGCGACAATCATCGGGTTACGCTCATTCAACAGATCAATTTCGATTGTCCTGTCAATCTGAGCAAGCCGCGCAGCATACGAAAGCACAACGTCGATTTCTGGCTCCCGCACCTGATTACCCCAAATACAGACAGACTCGCTTGCGCTCACCTCACGAGAATAGACGCCGTTTCGAGTGACACGATATCCCGTGGGATTATCCTGAATGTCTAGGGGACCTGAAATTGTTGCAGGCATTGCCATAAACAACTCGAAGAAACTATCGAAATAGAAAACCGAATACCCGTTATTGAAGATAGTTGCTTCAATAAACCGGGGATCAATTCCGTTAGGTAGCCCCTCCCAGGTGAACCGAGAAAGACACTTTCCCATTAACTGACGACGATACATATGTTCCAACTGCATCTGCCGTGCCTCCGACGAAGACGGGGGAGATGCCATAATTTTCTTGTAGATGCCGTTAAGCACATAATCCTTTTTATTCACTAAGGGTCACCCTAACTGTCTTGTCAATCCGATTGTTGCGAACGTTCGTATTACCAATTCTCTGCGGAGAACGCCATACGGTAACACCCTTTTCAAAGATTCCCCTAACGCTGGCCTTGAACCCCTCAGGAATAGTCGTGTCAACCAAGTAACACTCAGCCATCTTCCAATACGTAAATTCAGTCATGAGACTAAGGGTCTTCGGAAACTTAATCCAAGTATTCATCAAGTATCCATACCTAAGCCAAAAATCACCAATGCTACGCATAGCGGCCGGCGAGACGCTCCTAATTCTAGCATCAATCACGAGACCATTGCAGACACATATCCTGACGTCTGACCAACAACGGACGGAGGAATAACCTGCATGTCCTGACGTTGACCGTTAATTGACGCGATAGCCGCCTCATAGTCCCCATTAGCCGCGAACTGAGCCAATTCATAATTAGTATCCCGCACAGTTCTCTGCTGCTGCTGAGAAATCTGTGAAGCACCACTAGCCAACTGATTCTGAATATTCGCCGTCGACTGTGCCTGAGAATTATTAATCATCGCAGAAACACCAGCCGTAGCCGCCTGTCCAATACCGGCACCGGCCGCCGAACCATTCAGCCCCATAACCCCGCCGAGTGCCGTCATAGCGCCCTGAGTCGCCTGAACAGTAGCCCTCATATTGTTATAGCGCGACTGAGAATCAGCCATAGCAGAATTACCCCACATAGAATTCTCAGCCCCAGCCTGAGTCGCAGCAATACCCGCATTAGCAACATCACGCGCCGCCGTCGCAGCACGCTGAGCGCGCTGCTGCTGCCACTTCGCGTTATTCACCTGAGCCGCCGCAGTGTGCGCCGACGAAGCAAGTGCATTCAGCGAGGAATTGTTGACGGCCGAGAATGTGGGGAGAGACGTGTATCCGGTACACATATCCCAGCCCTCACCATACTCGTTAGTCACCTTACCTGCACGGCGCTCAACAATCACAGATTCGGTGATTGTGTTGTAGTCCCGGATAGTGAAAAACAGGGACGGATTAGGTGGCACAACATGGGCATACTGATTAATGTTAATTCCCGCTGTGCGGATAGACTCAGGGCGAAATTCAACAGGATTCCCTGAATATGTTGTCAACTCAACAATACAGTATGGCGATGTCACAAATTTCTTAAGTTCCCGATATTCCTTAGGGAGTAACGAAAGAAATTCATTCCTAAAACTAGCGTCAGTCAACGAATAATTGCGATTAATGTAAACACTATTGTCGGATAACCATGTCCACGTTCCTTGTCCTGTTTTCTCACCAACCTTAACTTTATCGCCGGCATTTAAGTCAACAACATCTTTAGGGACAATAGTAATTGACCCAATTCCCTGCGCAACCCAGGGGTAATAACGAAGCCCCTCCATACCGGATTTAAAATTACCTGCGGTGCACGCATAAATTTCGGTACCGTTAGGGATTCCTTCAGTTCGCGAGGAAGTGGCCATAGATACGCGGGGATTGTTTTCGTCACCGTAACCATTATTGGCGTCAAGTTTTGTTGTAGAAGTAACAATCACAACATAATCGTAATTATTAACATCTGCCAGCAATCGCCGGTAGGTTCGGATAATTTGGTGCTCGGAGCCCATGTCCAGGCCCTCAGGCTGGGTCAACCAGTTCTTTCCATAGTTGTCGAAAGAATCAGTTGCAGCAATTCCCATGTGTCCGCGCTCAAGATAACTGCGACCAAAATTGATTCGCTGGTAATAAGTGGTCCAAACGTCTAGTTGAAGTGTCAACTGTGTTGTGTTAGGTGCAATATAGTCAATACTAGTGATAAAATAGAAAAACACGCTAGGCGTGTAGCCTTCAAAACCAATGTTGTTAACAGGGCGTCCGGGATTCTCTACCATCACATAGTTGTACTGATTTGCCTTAGTGAACGGCGTGGGAATGCGAATCGGCTTACCCTGCGCAAGATAAGTCATCTGATTAATCTCAACCTTATGAAGATTGTTAAACGACTTGACATAGGCATAGGGCGTGTGGCCATACGACTTCCAGTCAACAATATCCCGATACGTATTGTCGAAAGGCACATTAACCATCGTGATAACACTGCCGGCAGACCATACAGAATAGTCAAACGACAAGCCCGCTCGAGTCTCGGGTGGCATTGCATAAATTTCTGACATGTCGTCCTCCTTCATGTCTAAGCATAGCAGAACCGGGCGCCCTAGTGGACGCCCGGTTCTAATTTAATTCAGATATTACTTCTTAACCTGAATACTAATCTCCTTATTCAGCGGCTTGTTGCCATCCGCGCCCTTAGTGTCAACATTCACACCAAGCGTAAGGAAAGCCTCAGGCTCGTCCGGTCCGATAGTAAGAACACCATCGTTAGAAATCTTCGTTCCCTTAGACTTGGCGTTCTTGAGATACCAGTCAGTAGCGTAACCCTTATTCGCGGGCGCCGTCTTCCACTGAATACTGGCCTGACGCACCGCCGCGGGCGGCATGATCGTCGACTGAGTACCATCCGGCCTACTCACAATCAGGGCGCTAATCTCCGCATTAGTCTCAGCCTTAGGCGTCACCACAACCGTATTCGGCTTAGTGCCGAACGCAATAGCCGGGGTAAACGGCGAAGCGCTCATAACCGACCAGTGATGCAGCCAGAAATTATCATACAGACCCTCAGGGTTAGAGATACTCCGGTTCTCAAGCAGAATATCCTTAATCACGAAGAACTGCTTGCTAGTCAGAATAGCCGACGTATCAGCCATCCCCAGCGCCTCACCTGGAACAGTGATGATGTGAGACGGCGCCTCAGCGTCACTACGGTTAAACGCGGCGGACAGAGACGTCACGTCAACGTTCGCCTTAAACTCAGGCGTCGCAATAAGCACTAGGTCCTCGGGGCGGGCAAACGAGTGCACAGGGGCGCTGTTAAATGCAGGAGTCGGGTACTGCATCTTATTCGCAGCAACCCTGAGCGCCTTAAGCGCAGCGTCAACCTTAGCCTTATCCGGCTCAAACGAATTCATATCGGAAATCTGCATCCGATAGAATCCGAACTTATCATCAAAGGTCTTAAACAACTTAGTCATACTAAGGAACTCAGACCACTGGTCAGACGAAGCGGCCACGGCCATAATCTGAGAAATCATCTCAGAAAGGCCGTTATCCGAAAGGAAAGCCCGACGAAGCACGTCGCGGTTAACCGTGATCTTGAACTTCTCCTTGCGGTTAATCGTGTGGAACGCGCTCTTGGACGGCGGCGGGGCCTGGCCGAACACGTCACGCTCGAGGTAGTCGCGCTGCTCCTCATAAATGGTGGGCTTGATAAAGTCAAGGTGGACTTCCTCGATAGTGTCGCCGAAGTTCATCATGCCCTGCTTGAAAACAGCAAGCGGGTTCTTCCACGAAATATCGCGAACAATCGTGGAACCAATTCGGTTAACCAGCGATGACATGAATTCGTTGCGAGTAATGTTATCAGACATGATTCCCGCAATGGTTTCCTGAATGTTCGCCTTAGTGGCCTCAGGAACCATTGTCTGATAATCCATTCGAGCATCGCTACGAATAGCGTTAAGAATATCAATATTTGAAGTGTCGTCACGCAACTGTGGCATAATCAATTCCCCTTAAATAGTTCGCTAATCGACTTAGGTTTCCAATTGGAATCGGGAACCTTGTCATTCCCGGAATCGCTACTAGAAAACAATCCCGAAAGTCCTGCGAGAGTCTTTCCAGTACTCGCCGCGGCTTTCCTGTCAATCCCCATACCGTCAACTATAGCATTCCCGGCGTCCTTAGCGGCCGCTCCCCCGAGATCAAGGGCGGCACCGCCAACGTCACCAACACCCTTGAGGACCGCCTTAGCGTCATCCTTCGTGCTCTCCGCCGCCTGTTTCACGTCATCCAGGCTCATCTCCTTAGACGCCGGAACATCATCCCCAGCGAACGGATTACCTGTCTCCCTGTCCGTGGGTGTTAATTGCTCACCAAGGCGATTCTCAAGTTCCGCCTGCAATGCAGAAACCTTTTCCCCGAACACGTCCGTGAGATGCTTCCAGGCCGCCTTGGTGTCCTTGAAGTGGTCAACATCCGCAGGGTCCTTAGGGGCCCCTTCAAGCATGTTTCCATCATCGGGGGAAACGGCTTTCTTGTCCCCATCGCTGTCGCCGGGGTCAAAGACATCATTACCGGTCATGCCGGATTCCTCGCGCTGCTGCGGCGTGAGGTCCTTAGCCGCCTTGTTCCGTGTCTGAGCATCATCCATGGATTGCTGCGGATCACCTTCAACGCGCCGCTCAGTAAGCGAACGTCCGCCGTGCTCAGCCTTATCCTGTTTAATGGATTCAGCGTTCTTGGCGTCAACCTTGGCCTTATTGGCCTTTCGCTGCTCCTCGTTCATGGGGGAGCCGTCGGGGTTCAGCCCCTTAAGCGCATTCTTCTCAGCATCAGATAGTGCCATAATTCCTCCTAAAACGGTAGGCTAGGAACCTACGTTCCTAGCCTACCATAAATACCCAATCATCCGAAAGCAATCCCGAGGGCTGCTACCCAACTAAGCCGGGCCCAGTTCATTAGGTTGCTTCCCGGCAATTAGTCGGAAATTACTTGCCGGACTTGGGAGCATTCTTCGCCAGATACTCGATAACGGCCTCAGTGACGATATCCGACTCATCCTTGCGCAGAAGCCAGTGAGCCTCAGTCAGGTCCGCCTGAACGGACTTAGGAAGACGGAACTTAACAGTGCTGTGAGTAGAAACAGGACGTGCCATGATTACCAACCCTAATCAATCTTCAATGTGAATGTTGTATCTCGGAGGACTGTGCCCCCAGGAACCCTTACAGGAATCAGTTTACCATTCCATGTGCCGCCACGCAACATGTCGTCTAAAGTCAGTGTGGCGGCTACGTTGCGGGGCATTCCCGCAATGTGTACGTCAAGTTTACCATCAATTTCCTCTGCGTATTGCTTTGCTCGAATGTAAACAGATTTTGTGAAACAACTCTCATGCTTCCAAGCGCCCAGTTCTACAGGGTCGACCCACAATGAATCCGGGGGAGTGGTGGGGCCGATGAGATGTAGAGAATCGGTATCGGCATATGCGAATGTGTCATAGTTATCTTGCGCTGCACTAATCGTTTTCTTCCGTGCGTACGCTGTAATAAACACACCCATTGGCGTATAAACAGGGTCCCGCATTTCAGGTTCATTCATTACCAGCGATACGCGATTATCTTTCAAAGTAGGGTGTTTTCCAGTAATATCGGGATTGGTTGCAAACTTTCCATACAAACTGTTTAGGTGAAGTTTAGCAATTTGTCTTAACCCGCCAGTACTATTCTTTTTAATTTCCATAAAATGGTCAACATATTTATCGAAAAATCCGTGTGAACCGCGAAACTCGAATGTGCCGTTCCACGAATAGATTTTTAAGTCATAGTGCTTTTTCCATAATTCAATGTCAATATTTGTTGCTACAACAGTTGTAGGTTCTTTTACTTCTTCTAGGTATTGTGTTGGATTAAAAGAAAGATTCTTTTTAATTTGGATGCAAGGAATGTGGTTTGGTTTTAGTTTCGCTGTAAATGTGATTGAAGCAATGTAAAGTGGTCGATTTGTTCGCGGGGCACCATCTGAATAAATCGGATCGCCGTAAGGAAGTAGTGCTGTTCGCATTACCGATGGATATAGCGAATTGACGTCATACACACTCCCCTTTCCATTCAGTTGCTTCGAATAACGCGGGTCTGCGTAAGTAAATCCACCGCGATATGCTTTGCGTATTTCGCCGTCAATTTCTGGTGAAAGAATTGGGAATCTGCGAATAAACAGTTTTCCCGTCATTTTCTTGTATGTTGCAAGCGAATCGCTACCCGCCGTTAGTTTAGTCATCTTTTCTTCAAACTGAACTTCGAGTGCTTGAGCAACGATTGCTACATCGTTTCGTTGATATCGCTTTTCTTGCTCTGTAGGGATGTAGCCTAATGGTCTAGGTTTTTCATAATCAATCTCAAGTTTCTGGTCATGCAAATTAAATGCTTTAGCGATTGCACTGACCGACATTGGCAATTTCTTAAATGAATCTCGGAATTCAACCCTATAACCAGTCTCAAAAACAACTGTGATTGAATAATACTTACCCATCCTAGAAATCAAAGAAGTGAATTCCTTAACCCCTGGGTTTTCCTTCACCCATTTATATCCGTGCTTCAACAACCAATCAAGAATGAATGTGCCATCAAAAGCAAGATTATGGAAATAAATATGTGCCGCGCGCTCAGAAATATGAGACATAAAACCGTCAAGTGTAATTCCGTCAACATAATTCTGAAGTTTCCCAACCTGAATAATGCCCCAAGACCAAACCCGACAATCATCCTCAACCGTCGTCGTCTCAAAATCTGCACAAAACGAAGGAACTTTCTTGTGGCTACGCCTAGCGCCGGCCCTTGCGGGTCTTGCGCTTGTTGATTGGCGAACCACTGAAATCATCCTCCGGTTTAATCTTAACTTGCTTTATCTCTTTAAGTAGAGATTTAATACTAGAGTCGGCTTCCTCTACGTCGTCATACCAAAGATCGTAGCCCGCCCTCCGTCGATCAAAATATCCTTCTTTCGCCGCTTCGTACATAAGCGAAAGTTGGTTAGCGAAATCGCCATTTACAGTCCACATTAACCACAAAACATCATCAGGAATGTCAGTAAGAATATCGAATAATTCCGGGTCGCCAATAACGTCAAGCATTGCAGCAATCTGTTGTTTAGCGGCAGTCAATTTCTCTTGCTTTGCCGCCTTGCTAAGGCTATCCAAAACAACGTTCGTTTTCTCACGCATTGCTTCGGCAGACTCAAAATTCACGGTACGCTTATCAGGGTTCATTCTCTCAAGCGCATAATGCGAGCCGCCGGGCAAATAAGAACGAGACGGTCTAAAGTCTCTAATCCAATCGCCCACGGTAACATCGCCTAGGTAGGGCAATTTAGTTCCCGCTACACTGCGTTCATAAGCGTCAATATCCTCATTATAGCGACGCACAGCATCACGATAACGACGAACATCTTTAGCAGAAATGGGATTACCTTTGCGGTCAGAATAATACCACACGCTATCAGAATTATTAAACTCACTAAGACGCTCAAGTTCCCTCGCTGCATTCTTCAACGTCACCTTCCCAACAGCCGACTTACCCAAAGGATCATACTTCGTCCCACGAATATCCGCCCCATCATCACTAGTCGCCATCCTATACATCTTACGCACAGCCCGGTCACGCTCAACCTGCAACAAATCACGCGCCCTATCCAGGTCAGAACGTCGCTGTTCCCTCGCGCTCGCCTTAGCCGACTTGACCTTAACCTTACCCTGTTCCTCAGACAAAGTATCAGGCAAGGGACTAAAATCAAGCCCACCAACAAAATCCCGAATATCAGCCGCAGTATTCCGAACATGCTTCGCACCACGCTTAAAAGACCGATAATGCTTACCCCAGTGCGACTTAACCAAACCAATCACCCCCTGCCCCCTAAGGGGACAGGGGGCAACTAGTATCCTACAGCGTCCGTCAGGCCAGCGTCACCGTCGTGTACTCACGACCCCGACCAGACTTAGCAGACCCAATCTCAACAGCCACCGGCTCCGGCCACGACTTAACGTCACCCAGAATATCCACAAGCCGCTGAATCTGAGCAACAACCGTCTGAGACGAAGTGCCGTAAGCGTTTCCATCCTTGTCAATCACCGTGATAGCCCGACGAGTCTCAACCTCACCAGTGTCCGTGTCAACCACGTCATCCTCAGTAATGACAATGTCCTTAATCTCGATCTTCTTGCCGCGCAGTTCCTTGAAAGAAACAGCAGAGTTCTGAGCCGTGAAGAAAGCCTTCTTGCCAGCAAAGTCGTCAGAGAGAGAGGAGTAAACAACAGCCATGATTTTTTCCTTTCGTATGGCTACTTTCGGTTCTGTTCAATTCTGGTATTACCCGCCCAGCCGGGAATCTGTTAGAAAAGTGTTGGCGAATCAATATTGTCTGGGACCAATATAAAGTCCACATCTGTTAATGCCATGCACACAATATCGGGCGTAGAAACTTCTTCCTGAAAATTGAGTGTGTGTTCTGGGACGCTAAGTGTGTGGCTATATGTACATGAAGGGGATCTAGTTATTGCCACATTGTATCTTGTTCCCTGAATCTTAAAGATTCTCGTGTGTTTATTTGCTGTTGCATAGCGGGAAACCAAAAACCGTTTAGATTCAAGTCTATCAGAATACGCCCTCACGTAAAAATCATGATCAATGTGAGTATCCCAGCCAGCCACAACAGAGCACCACCCATCTTCGACACGGCCTTAGCCGCAATCATACCCCCAGCGACACCGACAGCAACACCGCCCGCAGTAAGCCTACGACCATGATCCCGCACGTCACCACAAGAACAAACTTTGTCATTGCCAACAGAATTGTATCGTTCATATTCCTCGTATCCCATTTCTTTGTCGATCCAGATAAGTTCGTCATTAATGTTTTCCCACATTATACATCATATCCAAACATTCGCTCGAATTCGTCGCACAGCTTATCAAGGTCACCTTCATCAAGATACACCATTCCATTTACTGCGCCTGAAATCATAGTATATGTTTCTGTGTTTGCATTGTAAAACCATTCCACGTAATAGCCTGGAACCGTAGCGCGAAAGGTGTGCAATTTGAAGTTAACGCTAGCGTTGAGCACTTTGAGTTTATGCACAATCATAGGCTCAATATATATCGCGTTACTTGTGAGCGAACGACGGTGAAAATCATTGAGCGTAATCCGTGATCTTGCTGTAAGCATCTCGGTTCCTTCCATTCCTGCGGGCTAACCCCGCCCGTTCATGTATTAATAATGCACCCTAGTTCTCTGC